GCCTCTCCGACCAAATTTTTAACAAAAAGTAGACAATAGCCTCTCTGATCAAGTCTGTAACAGATTCTCCAAACGGAAAATAAACAAAAAGTGGGTTTCTCTTAATAAACGTTGATTAGGCCACTACAAATGAGGATTGGGCTTAATGGGGAGGTTGGTAACAAGGGGCGTATCTTCTGGGCATGATTTAACTTGCCGGTAACTTGCGGAGAAGGGAATCCAACGTGACCAAGTATTTGGTAGTATGCTTTTGTGCAAATTGCACAAAGGAGTGAGAAAAAATACGGGGGTAGTATTTTAGGGATTTGTGCATATTGCACAAAAAGGCTGATGATGGGCGGGTGCTTTGTGCAGATTGCACAATAAAACGCAGAAATATTTGTTTACAATGACGAAAAGTATGATAAAATTATAACGTGATTTAACAAAGGGGGATGTATGGCACAGATTGAGGATAAGAGACAAAAGAAGAGTACACCTGACATGATCCGAGACATGGTAGCGGAGGATGAGCAGGCATTAGCCCTGTATGGGAATGGGAATGGATATGTAGAGAACGCAAAATACGTAGTTTTTGCGGAAAGATGTTCAGAGATGGGGTATGTAGACCTGGAAGATGAACAGGCTGTGTACGACAGGACAGAAAGATACATGAAACTGTGTGTTCAGTTCAATATGAAGCCCTCTATGCCTTCTTATGCGTTGGCGTTGGGGATCACCGTGTTAGATTTGGAGAATATGCTGAATGACCGCAGGAATAATCGAGCTGCGATCAGGGCGATAGGGAGAGGGGTGTCGTTGGTTGAGGCCGTGTTGGTCAATGCAGTGATTGATAAGAAACTGAACCCTGTAACGGCTATTTTCATGCTGAAAAATCACTTTGGCTATAAAGATCAGACAGAGATTGCATTGAGGGGGAATGTGTCGCATACGGTTGATAAAGCGTCTTTGGAGAGTAAATATCAGGCGGTGATAGACGTATGATGGAAGAATCGTTTGCAAAGGTCGAGAGAGAGTTTACGGACTCTGCAAAGGGTTTGATTGCGTTAGCCCCCAAGATATTGTCAAGAGTGCAAGAGAAGAATAACGATCCGGGGGCATATCTGGATTTACTCTGTGTCATGGAAGAGATCAATAACACAACGGGGTACTATTACAGAAATTGCCATGCATGGAATCGGTCAATCCAAAAATCCTGTAAAGCGGGGATTAAGAAGGAGGGTATCAGGTCGGAGTTTGTCGGTGAATTACTGGATATTTACGGCAAGTCCTTATTGATGGAGGCTCCGTATGATTTTGACCAGTATATGCTGTATATGGAGTATGACCGCCCTGTTGATATGAAATTCTATCAACCCCGGAGGAAACAACTACTGCAAGCAGTCAAGGCGTTACAGGATATAGAGGACGGGAAGATTGATGAATTGTTTTTGTCTTTACCTCCGAGGGTGGGTAAGACCACTCTGATTAACTTCTTTATGACGTGGGAAGCTGGGAAATACCCGGAATCCAGTAATCTGTACTCTTCTTGTTCTGATACGGTCACAACCTCATTTTATAACGGTCTTTTAGAGATTATGAAAGACCCCTATACCTACCATTGGCAAGAGGTGTTCCCTGATGCGCCTATTGTGAAGCTGAACGCGGATAAATTGACTGTGAATTTGGTGACAGATAGCCGGTTCCCGACAATAACGTGCAGATCAATAGACGGTACGCTAAACGGAGCGTGTGACTGCGACAACATACAGGTCGGTGATGATATTTGTAAGGGAATAGAGCAAGCGTTAAATAATGACGTTATGAATCGCCTCTGGCAGAAGGTAATGAACGATTATATGTCAAGGGCGAAACAGACCGCAAGAAGAATCTGGATGGGTACAAGATGGAGTTTGATTGACCCTATTGGGAACAGATTAGACGCATTAGAGAACGATCCTGTTTTTAAGGGATTGAATTACAAAGTCATAAATATGCCCGCCTTAAACCAAAAGGGCGAGTCAAACTTTGATTATAAATACAAAAAGGGCTTTTCAACGCAGGACTACGAGAGGATAAGGGCAACCTTTGAACGGTCGGACGATTTGGCCTCATGGGAAGCTCAATACATGGGTAGACCTATCGAGAGAAGCGGGTCTTTGTTCACTACTTCTGACTTTAGATATTACAACGGCGAACTGCCGCATGAGGAACCCACAAGGATATTTATGGTTGTTGACCCGGCATGGGGCGGCGGTGACTACTGTGCAGCTCCTGTCTGTGTTGTCTATGGGAATGACGTATTTATCCCCGCTGTGGTGTTTACTGATGCTGATAAAACGGAGTCCATCAAGCAGATTGCGGGGTTAGTCAATGATTATGGCGTTTCCACGATACGAGTAGAGGCTACGAAAATGACCTCTGGTTATGCTGACGAACTGAAAAACAAACTACGTGAAATGGAATTGCCTACTGTGGTTGAAACGAAACCCGCCAACCCCCACGCCTCAAAAGAGGAAAGAATAAAAGACCGTGCGCCGGAGATCAAGGAATACTTCTTGTTTCTTGACTCACAATTACGGTCAAAGAGTTATCAAATGTTTATGAATAACGTGTTTTCCTTCTCTTTGAAAGCGAAGAATAAACATGATGATGCTCCTGACTCATTGGCTATGGCCGCAGATATGGTGTTCAGGAGAGGATCAATATACGGACAAGTGTTCAAGAGATTCTTTTAAGGAGGTACTTATGAAATTAGAGAAATGTTGTATGTGCGGGATTGCTCCCGTAATAGAGTCGGAGGATTCCCATGTTAGGATCATGTGTTTGCGGTGCGGGTTGAAAACAAGCGACAACATCCTGGTGGATATGGCCGCTAAAGAGTGGAACAACATGATGAAGCAGTCTAAAGAGATCGTCCAGAAACAAGTAGAACGGTCAATGCCGGGGATTCTGAAAGAGAGGATTTACGCCGCAGAAGAGATCATTGCAAGAGATAACATCCGGGAGGAACGCAGGAAGAAAAGAGAGGCCAAGATGAAGAAAGAACTGGCCGAAAAAGAAATCCCTGTTGTAAAGGGTGAGGAAATCACCGGGAAACAGGAAGAAGCCGAGCGGGTTGAAACGATGGAAGAACCCGAAACCCCCGTTGAGAAGCCCAAAAGAGGCAGAAAGGCGGTGAAGAATGGCAAGTAAGGAACTGTACGGGAGAACCGTAATTTATGCTGATGTTTCCGAGGTTGATTCCTCTAATATCGGTGAAGTGGTACAGAAAGCCTATGAAAAGCATGAGACAAATTCCTCTGACATAGATTATCTGTATAACGTCTACCTGGGGAAACAGGATATTTTGCAAAGGACAAAGACCTACAACGCAGAGATCAACAACAAGATTGTTGTAAACCGGGCAAATGAGATTGTTTCTTTTAAGACGGGGTATTTACTGTCTGCCCCTATCCAGTTCATAGATAAAGCGGCGAACGATGAAGAGGAAACGGTTGATAATGACGATCTGGCCACTTTATCGGAGTGGTGTTCTTTAGAGGACAAGGAAACCTCTGATATGAGTATCGCACAATGGCAATGCATCTGTGGAACGGCCTTTAGGATGGCTTTACCCTATGCAGAAGTGGTTGAGGGAATGTCACCCTTTGAAATGATAGACCTTGACCCCCGGACAACCTTTGTCGTGTACTCTTCCAGATTAGGGCATAAGGCATTAGTGGGTGTGTCTTATGTCACAATGACGGATGATACCAAACTCTTTTATTGCTACACAGACAAAGAGTTTTTCGTACTGAATGATTCTTTTGAACCCGTCACAGATGATGATATGAAGGGCGGGGCGCACTCTCTGGGAATGATCCCGATTATTGAATACCCCGCTAATGACGCACGTTTGGGGGATATTGAGATTGTCTTACCCTTGATGGACGCTGAAAATGTGGTTGAGTCTAATGCCGTAGATGGCGTGGAACAGTTTATACAGTCCATCCTCTGCATGGAGGGCATGGAGATAATGCCGGGTAACGACCAGACGCAGACCGAGGCAGAGTCCGACTTTATGACACAGTTAAGGGAAGTGGGCGGTCTAATGTTACCACAGGGCGCAAAAGCCTATTATTTGGCGCAGGAACTCAATCAAGACCAGACGGAGACATTAAAAGATGACATTTACGAACGTATTTTAACCATCAGCGGTATGCCTAACAGAAATGGCGGCTCATCAACGTCTGATACTGGCGCAGCCGTGGTGTTAAGGGATGGTTGGAGTGCCGCAGAGTCCAGGGCAACCATAAGGGAGAAGTATTTTAAGCGGTCTGAAAGAAAATTCCTCGATCTAATCATAATGATTGCCAACGAAAACGGGCTTTCATTGGAGCCTAAAAACGTGGGTATCAGATTCCCCCGCAGGAATTACACGAACGATCAGGCGAACGTATCTAACCTGATAACTTTACTGTCAAATGATTGGGTAAGGCCGGAGTTTGCTTATGAACACAGCAACCTGACCCCTGACCCTCACAAGGAATACTTGTTAGCCAAGAAGTGGCACGAAACACGGGAAGAAGAGACGGTAAATGACCTTGCAAACGTGAACGCTGAAATGAGCGAGGATGAACATGAGGACGATCACGACACAGAAGAAGCAGTTTGAGTATAACGATAAGTTATCAAAGGTGTATCTGAAACGTTTGGTGCGCCTGTTCAGTACATTCAACCGTGCTATGGGCGGTCTGTCTATGGACGAGTTAAACAAGCTGACGGGTGCGCCAAACGAAATAATACAACTGTCCGATAATTTGTACTCAAACATACAAGCCCTGATCTTTGAGTATCTTTTGGCTGTTGCAACCTATTATTACGGGTATGTGACGAAGAAAAAGCCGGAAAACGGGTATTTTCACGGAGAAGTAGACAGATTTGACGGACAAAAAGGCAGAATAGACTTTGATCCGAACGATTTTGTCAATGATTATCTGGAATCCTATAACCCGGTGACTCAATATCTCTTCTTTCCAGAAGTGGAGAGAAAGAAATCACGGCTTGTAGAGGCTGTTATATCTGTTCAGACCCCCAAACACACAAAGGCATTGAAGATAGCGGCGATAGCGGCGGCAATAGCAACGGCTCAAAGATTGATCGCAAGGCAAATGGAACAATACGGCGATTGTGTCACTCTGGCCGCAACTCAGGAGGCTTACAAAGATTGCGGGGTAAAGATGGTCGTATGGCACACACAGGAGGATTTGAAGGTGTGTCCTGATTGTGACGAACTCGATAAAAAGGTGTTCCCGATAGATCAAGCACCCCCGCCACAACACTATAACTGTAGGTGTTGGGTGAGTCCGTTAAAAGTTTAACAAAAGTATGTTGACAATGGATAGGTTTTTGCTAAAATTAAATCAGGAATTAATAAATGCGGAGAGAACCGCCCTAAACCCGTCTTTTGTGCAGAGAAGCACGTAAACCCCATTTCATAGTTCGGAGAGAACCGACCAAAACCCAAAGGAGGACAAAATGGAAGTAGGAATTGATACCACTACTATTGAAGGCTATGCGGAAATGTCTGTAGAGGACAAGCTGGCAGCGTTAGAGGCTTACAAGTTCAATGATGTGTCTGATGAACTCGCAAAGGCACAGGATGAGAATAAGAGGCTGAAAGACGCAACCAACAAGGCCACGCACGAAAGAAGTGTAGCTGACAAGGAATTAAAAGCCTTGAAAGCACAGGCAGAGAAAGGCGTTTCGGAAAAGGATTCTGAAATAGCCGATCTCAAAGAGAAGTACGAGGCGTTAGTAAGAAAAAGCACGGTATCAGAGTACCGGGCGAACCTGATCTCACAGGGATATGACAACGACCTCGCTACGGAAACCGCAGAGGCAATGGCAGACGGCGATATGAATAAGGTGTTTGAGAACAATCAGAAATTCATAGAGGCGCACGATAAGGTTATCAAGGCCGATCTTCTGAAACAGACTCCACGCCCCGGAGCGGGTGGAACGGGTGATGCAACCCCGACTATGACCATAGAAAAGTTCAATCTGTTATCAACAGACGAACAGATACAGTACAAAAACGAGCATCCCGACAGTTTCAAGAAATTGTTGGGGAAATAAAGAAGGAGGACAAAAAGAATGGCAACTTATCTCGGCTATCCGTTTGACCCGGAAATCTTTGATTATAACTGGCAGACGGAAAAAGACCCCTCTCTTACTGCGATTGTAGAGAGCGGCGCAATGCAGACCAACGCCGAAATCGGCAGACTGATCGCAAACGGCTCCGACAACTACACGATTCCTTTCTATAAGACCATAGATGGAACGCCTGACAACTATGACGGAGCAACGAACCTGACCACCT